GTTTACTGTCATCTTTTTAGATTCTAGTAGTGTTTTGAATTTTGCACAGGCCGCTAGTTTAGGTTTTTGTGTTGTTGTAAAGCCCTTACGCTTTTTGCCCGGTTCGCTGATAAAGATACCTGGAATATTGCTCTCGCCGTATTCTGCTAAACTGACCAATGCGGCTTCGCCAATACTGTTGTTCTCAATTGAGTAATATAAATTGTTAGGTTCTTTGGTAATGTCTGTAATATACTTGTTGATTTGTGCTAACAGTTTAATTTGATTAGGGATATCTGTTTTATTGTGCTTCCACTCACCTATCTGTGTTGTAGTGTTTGCTTCATAGATTTGAATAGCCGCATTATCTCCACCTGTACCAAGACTTGGATCAAGTCCTACTACATAGATATTACCTTTAGTAGGTTGTTTATACCAACGTACTTGTCCCATACGTGTAATAGGTTCAATGCCATCTAATTGAATCAATGTGTTTGGATTAATTAATGTTTCATCAGCAATAATGAATTCACAACCGATTTCACGATTGAAACGATCTTCACCTAACTGTGCTTTCATTTCTTCAGCCCACTTGTCATCACGACCGGGCTGTTCTCTCCAATGCGCACGATATGCTTTGAAACCGTTTATACCAACATCTGTTTGATTTCCATATTCATCTTCTGTTTTGTTTGCACCTTTCCAAATTAATGCGAATTGATCTTCGTCACTGTTTGGGGTACTTGTGATAATCGCTTTACCACCAGTTGATAGTGTTGGAGTAATAGCAGTCCAGAATTCTTTAGCAATACTAGGTCTTACGAATGCGAACTCGTCAAGATATAACAGTGTAATAGACATACCACGACCAGTATTTTCAGTAGTTGTTGCACTTACAATACGACTACCGTTCTCAAAGTCCAGTGATCCTTTGTTGTATGTTGTGACACCTGCTTTAATATGATCAGGGCAGTTCTCATATGCATAACGTATACGTTGCATAATTTCTTGCGCACCTGTATACTTGTGTGCGGCAATAAGAATGGTACTGTCTGGTATAAACATTGCATACCACAACAAATAACCCGCGGCACTAGTTGACTTACCACTTTGTCGAGGCATCAAGTTGATACTAAATCTATAATTGTGATAGGTATCAATTAGTTTTTGTTGATAAGGCCATGGATGATATAACATACTACCCTTAGTTGGGTGTTGTATGTGAAAGAAGTTATCCATGAAGTATAGATACCCTGTATTGGGATCACAACATTTCACAAAATCATCTAATTGCTTTTGATTAGCAAAAAGTGTTTTCTGATAGGGTGTCTTTACTAGTGAGAATGCGTTTGCCATAATACTATTTAGTACTTAATATGCTACTTTTTTGAAAAAGGGTCTTCACCAGTAAGATGTGGTTTGGCAAACATAACTTTAAACCATTCTTTATCACCTGGTTTGATGTTGTTATCACGCATATATTGTTGTTTCTTAGCCATAAGTTGCGCATCAATAGGTTGATTGATTTCCCCTGTAATCTTTCCCGAACCACTTAGACGTTTTAATTCGTCTAATGTCATTTCTTTTTCAGGGCCCAAATTAAAATTACGCATATTTTTATATGCATTTTGTAATTTGGCTTGTTTGAATGCATCGAACATAACAGTATTTAGTTTGGATCAAACAAAGGTGGACAGTTCTCAATCAACCTCATCCAACCAATCCAATGTCTATGCAATATGTCAGCACTAGCAGGAAGTTCTAAATCAAATTTTCTTAACTCAGTTCGTAAATATTCAGAGCCTTGATCAGTAAATAGTATTTCACTATCAAATAACGTGCCATTTTCATCTGTTGCTGTTATTTTATTGTTTACGAAAAAGTTAAAAGGAATAGTATAATAATTAGGATTTTGCGGCCAAAAATTCATGGCTCTAATTCTTTTACCTGGCAGTGAATCCCAATTAGGAAATGCTACTATTAGCCAAAAACATTTAGGATTATACGGGAACTTACCATCCAAGATAGACTGCTCATATTGCTGAAAATGACCTTCTAGTAATACAAGTTTATCTGATTTGGGAAATCGTTGTACACTATGGCTATCAAAAAAATGAGCCTTTACATCTCTAGCATCTAAGTAGGTTGTATTTTGTAATCGTAATGTCTCATTCTCGTAAAATTCAATAATCTTTTTTTGATAATCTTCTACTTCAGAATGAACTTCGGGACACAAGCGAATCATATTTGCCATATGATTTCCACCTGTGCCCCCGGGGTATACTATGCAAAAATAATCTGCATTCACTTTACTTGATATCTAATGGACGCTTTTTAGTTGCAACAATGCAGAAATACTTTTCTTTCATTTGAATGCGTTCGCTGTTTTCTGGGTCTTTTACATCAGTGGGCAAACTGATATCAAATTGATAATCATTAAATGTATCAATATCAAAACCAGTACGTTGCAACAATGCCGCTAACATCTGCGGACCTAACACGCTATAATGATTTGGATTGTATTCATGCTTACGATCACTGTCTGGTGCAGGGATTTCAATATAAATTTTGCTACCTTGTTTTAGAATACGATTGTACTCCATTAAACTAAAGATAGGATATGGACTATGTTCTAGTGCTTGACGTAAAAAGATAAAGTCTACACTTTCATCATAATATCCATCACTTTGTGGGATAAAACTCAAGTCATACTTTTTGATAATGTGACCTTTGCTCTCACAAATAGCGATATCACCCGGACTTAGTGTAACTCCTACTAGGTCTGTGTATCCTCGGTTCTTCATTTCATCTAAGAAGTAACCAGGTCCGCATCCTAAATCTAAGATTTTAGCGTCTTTTGGTAAGTTTAATGGGTCGATGTATTGCTTAACGACTTGTTCGGTGATGTTCTTGTGAAGTTGACTATCACCCTCGTCATAGATGTGTGCAGTATAAAGCCATTCGTTATAAAACTTTAACTTAACTAAGTCAAGGGTGTTGTTGATATCGATTAAATTTTGCATAAGTTTCCTAATGTTGATACTATTACTTATTAGGATTTTATGCTGTTAAATTATTTTCCAGTACGATAATTTTTTAACTTACGCTTAGAAACTGGGCTTACTTTATGCACGTGATCTTCTTCTCTACTACGGTTGTCTGTAAGTTTTGAAACTCTACCTGCACCAATCTTTTTAGCAGTGGCTTGAATAATTTCCAATTCTGCATCTGAATAAGTTGCTAATAGTGGGTCACCACCTGTTGCTGTAGACTGATGTACCTCTTGTTCAAAATCGGGTGCGCCTGCCATAGCAACACCAAAACGCCATTGCATATAAGGACTACCGCTGGTTCTGTTCATGCTTAAGTCTGGCATTGAAATAGCGCCCTTAATCGCACTTAATGTGCCAGGTGCATATAAACTTGGATCGGCAGGATTATCTGCTAAACCTTCACTAATAAATTCTCTTGCTCTCATTTCATGAACCTTGTGTTGTTGCCATTACTACATTGCTTTCTGTAGCCATGTCTGAATCTGTATATCCGTCTAGACCAATTCCCAATCCAGAAACCACGTTTCCTAACCACATTACTTGTGATCCAATGAAGTGAAGTACGGTGTTATTTGAGATCGGATTTGCTAAAATTTGTACGTTTCCTGATGTTCCGTCAACAGTCATATCAAAACTTGAAACGCAATTACCAAAGAATGTTGAACCATATGCTGTGAATTTCACATTGCTTGAATCTGCACTTACTTGAGAATATAATTGAATTGTTTGACTGTCTGAGGTAGATGTATCTGTAGATTGAATATAGAATTGGCCTTGACTAAAAGTATTTGCAGGAGATTCAAAGATGATTTGTCCTGCTGTGTTTCCTGTAGTCAATACGTTGCTGAAGTTAGTGAAACTGGCAAAAAGATTAGTGAAGTTATCATTAATCTTGGTAAACGCGGTACGTAACGGATCGCCTTGTCCATCGTTCGGGGTAGTGCCTATATTAATAATTTCTTGTGTGGCCATGATTATCTTCCTATCATGTATTTATCACAAAAACTTATTTGGAGATATTGTCAAAAATCTTCTTTTGAGTATTATACCATTCGATCCAGCCGTCATTATTAACTGCGCACTTATAGTAAGTTGTATAGTTTCTGACTACAACTTCATCAACTTCGCTTAATTTAGTCTGATCGGGTAACTTTTCTAGTTCAGGGCAAGGGGTCAACATTGCCGGCGGAACATCGGGGAATTTAGGTACTACAGGTACTGTACTAGCACAACCTGTCAATAATATTAATCCTAAAACTGCTAGAATTCTCATTTCTTCTCCGGTGGTTTTCTAAAGTCAGGCTGTGCGGCTGCATCATTATGTGCTTTAACGAATTCTACTGGGATTTCACATTTGCTATCGTACTTAGCAACCTCTCTATCAACATACTGTATGATAGTATCGCCCTTTTGTTGTACGATTTGTTTTCTAGTCAATACTTTAGTGACTATCTGAACATTTTCTTTTTGTGATTCTTCTTCTGCTTTTGCAATTTTTACTTCAGTTTGAGCAATCTTGTTGCGCCAAGTCATTTCTGTATCGTAACTTCCATAGAAATATACGCCGGCAATAATAAGAATTGTTGAAATGATTCTTACAGGTTCTCTGTAAGGTAATGTGGCTAACCAAAAATTCATTACTAAACCAGCCACGTATAGACCAATACCACTGAATAGTACTGCCATTACTACCAGATGAAGAAAACTATCAGGGATAAAATGAAGTAACCACATTGTACTCTTATTTAGCAAAAAATTCTAAAACACTTTGTACAATGTATTCAATTTCTCCGTCTGTTAGTTCGGGGTAGATAGGGAGACTTAATACTCCCCTAGTTAAGAACACGCTAGTTGCTAGCATAGTTGGTTTAACATAATGTTTAGCGACTGGTAGTTCGCTTAATGCACGTTCATAATGAATCTTGGTTTCGATTCCTTTACTAGTCAAGTAATTCTTTAATTGGTCTCTTTGTTCAGAATAAATTACAAATTTTTGATCGGCATGAGTTCTAAACCCTGCACTTAAACATTTGATTGGTAAATTCTTAAACTGGTCCAAATAATATAAACGTGTGACTTCTCTACGTCTTTGCCAGTCATTTAAATATTGCGCTCTTACTAAGATATGTGCGCAATCTAATTCGCTCATTTTACTATTGGTGCCAGGATATTCGTTGTATCCTTTGTCATTGTCTCTATGACGTTTTGCAAATTCATAAAGTGTTTCATTATTAGTAACGATAGCACCACCATTACCACTGGCATTTAAGTTCTTTGTAGGGTCAAAACTGATTGCCATGCCTTCACCAATGTTTCCATCAGCAACTATCCAATGTTGCGCCCCATCAACAATCATTCCAGAAGTTATGTCATACGTTTGCGGTGCACCATAGAGTCCTACAAAACATTTGTAACTTGAACTATCAGTATTTGACATGTTTATCAAACCATTGCTATCAGTATCGCATAGTTCAATATCCCAGCCTGTGTTTATAAATGCATTTAGTGTCGCAGGGTATGATATATTAGGGATATAAATCTTAGGTCGAATATCAAATTCTAAAGGATGTATATCTAAGTAGTGAAACTTAGCAAGCATTTCTAACGCTTGCGTTCCACTATGTACAGTTAATGCATATTGTGCGCCGGTGTAATCTTTTAACCACTGCTCAAATTTATTAGTGTAGTGGCCACCAATCAAGCACCCACTTCTAAGTACTTGATCAGTTGCAAATAGTAATTCCGCCTTTAAATTATTGTACTGTCTTTGCAGACCAAAATGAGGAATTTGTAAGCCCATAGATAAGATATCACTTTGACAATTGTGCTTTCCAAAAGTTAGAAGTATTCAGCCATTCATAATATTTCTGAAAACCTTCTTCTACATCTACCTTTGGATCAAATCCAAAATCCTGCCTTGCTCTATCAATATTTAATGCGCCTCGGCTAGGGAAATCTGCGTCTTTGTCACGCACTTCAATATTACCTTTACCAACAATACTTATTGCTAGATTAGCCGCATCAATTAAAGTTCTGCTATGGCTTTTGGTGATGTTGTATGTTTTGTTTGCTGTGTTGTCGCTGAGTGAGGCTGCAACGATTCCGTCAGCTGCATCGTCAACATAGGTGAAATCGAGGGTTTCTCCGGCGCCGTTGACTTTGAGGGTTCCTCCTCTAATTGCTGTAAGCATAAATTTTGCAATAACTCTATCCTCGACATCAAGCGGCCCGTATACAGCACTAGGACGCACAATAGTATAATCAAAACAACCTCGCCTTGCGTAATCTTTGACAATCTGTTCTCCTGCTAATTTCATAATGCCATATTGCCCTTGTGGTTTACAGATGGCATCTTCTGTAACATCATCAGTAAAGTCACCATAGACCATACTACTACTAATATACATAAATCTACGTACTGAATATTTTTTACTCAATTCGCATAGATTCATTAATCCTTCCATCATTGTTTTTGCACCAATCATGGGATTGGCGTTGACAACTTTTTGACGGGGGAAACTTGCTGTATGGATAACTATTTCAGGTTTATGATTTTTGAATAACCAATCCATGCCTTCTTGGTCACTGATATCAATCTTATAACATGGAGAATTTTTGATTTTTTCTGTGCGTTCTCCTATAAGATACCCAAGTTCTTCCTGCGGGATTATTCCATAGTTAGTACGGATATCTGTGATAGAGACTTCATGTCCTAAAGCCTCAAGCCTTGCTACAATGTTATGACCTATTAATCCTAGGCCTCCAGTTACTAATATTCTCATTCGTATTTCAATCTATAAAATGTTAAGTCTTTCTCTTCCAAATATGCTATGATATCATATTGATATCCATACTTGTAAGTGTCGATACGTCTATGCCATTCTGGCTGTTGTTTACTATTATTCATAATAAACTTTCCTGCGTCAGTTTGTTGCCAATGATATATCGGTTCAGCAACAAACAGATCGGGATCTTCAACATCTGCCATTCTAATCGTATGAACTTTAGTTTTTATAATATTCATTTGAGTATACCTGACAAATAAATCAATGCAATAATAATATTTGGTATTACTAATGCTGCCTCTTTCCACAACACACCACTTAATGTCCAAAGTATAGCAGTTGTTAATCCTGAATACTTGTTATATGGTACATAGTCATGACTAGTCAAAAACACAGTCAATAGACTTCCAAATGTCCCTGTCCATTTAACATAGAACACTAGTGGTTTGTTTATCATACTGCCATCTCGGCTTTGATTGAGCCATGACTTTCGTAATCACACAATTCAATATCACTCATTTTAAAATCATTGATATCCTTGATACTTTTATTTAACTTCAAAGTAGGGAGTGGTAAAGGTTTACGTTGTAATTGTTCTTTTACTTGTTCAACATGGTTCTTATAGATATGTGTGTCACCTGTACTGATAATCAACTCACCAACACCATAACCACATACTTGTGCAATCAAATGTGTAAACAATGCATAACTAGCAATGTTGAAAGGTAAGCCTAAAAACACATCAACACTGCGTTGATACATATGGCAACTAAGTTCACGGTTTTTATTAACATAGAACTGGCACATAACGTGACAAGGTGGCAATGCCATTTGATCTAGTTCACCTGGATTCCATGCACTGATAATATGTCTGCGACCATTAGGGTCATTCTTTAATCCTTCAATCAAATTTTCCAATTGATCTACTTCAATATGACTTGGTCCTGGACCACTGTACCAACTACCAAAGTCATCACGGAACATTTCATGTTCGTGATTTAGTACAGGTTTTCTCCAATGTCTCCATTGTACTCCATATACTCGACCCAAATCACCATCATACTTTGCTTTGGGTTTCCAATAACTTGCTAAAGCATTTGGAGTCCAAATAGTAACTTTTCCTGTTGGGTCTTTGTATGTTAATTCTGCTAATCTACGTTCATCACTTGATCCTTCAATGAACCAAAGCAACTCTGCTTTACAAGCATTCCATGCTAATTTTTTAGTTGTTACTGCTGGAAAGCCTTCACGCAAATCAAAACGCAATTGTCTGGCAAATAGGCTAATTGTGCCTACTCCAGTACGGTCGTCTTTTGTTTCGCCGTTGTCTAAAATATCTTGTAATAAATCTAGGTACTGTTTCATGTGGTCTTTCAGTTATGTATTATTGTAGCAATTTAAACAAATTATTGCAAGCACATTTGGCAAATTGCCCCGGATATACCAGGGCAATTGTATCTACAATACTTCCTTCAACTCACAGTCCGTTCAATAAACGGTCAGTCTCAGGTTGTACAGTTTCGGCAATATTCTTTACATTGAGAATGAATTCAATACTTGAAACCTGATCATCCAACTCCGCAAGTTTTCTACTTACGGCTTCTTCAATCTGTTCAGGCTCCAAACCTTGATTGAGAAACTTTTCAATATTAATAGTCTGTTGTCGTTTACCGTGAAGTTTAATAATTAACTTCTTAATAAATTCTACAGGTATTTTTTGTTTCTCAACGTCCTCAAGTAAAGTCTCCCATTTCTTAATAAAATCAGGCGACATTTACCTTTTTCACCCTAGAAGTTTTTGTTTTAGGAGTAGCATCTAAGGTGGCAGTTTTCTTTGTAGTCTCCTTCTTAGGCTTCACTGGATCCATACTGGCTGCTTCTTTGAGCAAACGCTGTGCTTCGGCCATTAAGCCCTTAGCCTCGTTTGTCATCTTGGTAGCCTGTTGACGCAAGTTGTTTGCTAATGCCGCATCACCTAATGCATCACCACTGGCAGCGACTACTGGCTGATTAACTTGTGCATCCTTATTACCACGCATACGTCTTGCAACTTCTGCTGGATCCTGCATTCCACGGCTGGCATATAGTTCTGCCATACGCTTAACAGCCTCTTCACCTAACTTCATTTCATCTAACATCTTGTTAAGTTCATTTAATCTGATCTTAGTGTTAGGTTGTGGGGTCATTAAAATTTGTTCGGTGTTAACCTT